ACTCGTTGAGCGCCTTGCGGAAGCAGAATCGGTACGTGTAGTCGCCGTCGACACCCTCGACAATCAGCGCGCGCTCGTCAAGGAACGACTCGGCCGGCGGGTCGTATTGGTACTTGTCAGCGACCGGCTCGGTGACTTCGCCGCCACCGAGGGCGAGCTTGACGGTGTGCTGGTTCCACTGCAACAGGTCGAAGGCCACGGTCTTCGGGACCTTCGTCACGACCTTGCGCAGCGGGTCGAACGCCTGCCAACCCATGATGTCGTTGATCTCGCGGCCGAAGCTGAAGCGAGCGCCGTCCTCGGAGCAGTAGCCGAGATCGACCCAGCCGACGTTGTGCGAGACAGCCACGCCGATGTTGGCCGGGAAGGCCGTTCCCACCGGAGCCACATAGACGTGGCCGGTGCCGGTGACGCGTACCTCTGAGGATTCGAGTGCCATTGCGGGGTCTCCTGAACGCGAAGAAGGCCGCCGACGAGGCGACCTTCGCTGATTGGACGTACTACGAACTACGGATGGAGGAAGATCTCGACGTCGGCCGTGTACCGGGCGCGCGCCGGGGTGTAGTCGGCGTCGGGTAGCCACGACATCGGCCCGAACCGCACGCCGCTGACGGTGCCGCCGGCACGCTTGCCCTCGAGCCCGACAGCCATGACGGCCCGTGCCGTCTCAAGTAGATCGTGTGCCTGCTTCTTCGAGCCGCCGAACGCGTCGAGTTGGATCACGGGCGCGTCCAGGTGAAGCGGTCGGCTCGTGACGGGAGCACCCGCCACCCGGCGGACGAGAAGCAGAGGGAAGGTCGGATCGTTGGGGATCGCAGTGAACACGCGTTGCGCAACGAGCGTCGTGATCTCATCGCGCGACCGCAGGAACTGGCTGACGAGCGCCTCGGCGTCGGGAACAAGCGCCACAGTCATCGGCGCTCACCCCCACCACGGAGTCGAAGCCCCAGCCGCGATGCTGCCTTTCGGAACGGTGAGTAGGGCGGATTGTTGGCGCTGCCGAACTCGATGAGATGAGCGTCGTGGTCGGTGCTGAACACTGTGATCCGCGTGCCACGCGCGGTCCGCTCGGGGCTGTTCTTGGTGATCGACTTTGCGAAGTGGCGCGTGCGGGCGAACCCCTCGGCTTCACGCTCCACGGTACGGACAACGTCGCCAGCCTGGCGCTCGAGCTCGACGCGCACCTGAACGGACTCCACAAGATCATCGACGCCGCGTCGGTTGAGCGCGAACCTCATACCACCCTCCGCACTCGGGCTTCGATGTGCGTCTCGATCTGCGTGCGCGGGTTGCGTGCATGCCACGGCGGGCCGTCGACTTGATAGGTGACGCCGTCGATCTCGATTCGGTCGCCGCCGTCGATGGTGGCGTCGGGCTCGACGAACAGCGTCCATGACTCGGACTGGCGATCGGCGTCGACGGTGTCCTCGGATCGCTGCTGCTGTTGGAACTCGCAGAGCGCCGTGGTCGTCGACGTCTGCTCGGTCGGGTCGCCATAATCGTCGGGCGCTCCGCTCTGGGCGACGTGCGTGATCGTCGCTGTCAGCGTCATCAGACGGGTCGGATCCACTAGGGCACCAACGGCGCCGAGACCATCACGGTGCGGCGCCAGCGGCGCAGCTGGTGGCGCAGGTCGTCGTTCGTGACCAGGCCGCTGTTGACGCTCGAGCGATCGGCCGTCGTGCCGTAGGTGACGGCGTACGCACCGAGCGACTCGGACGCGACGTTGTCGGGGTTGGTCGCCTGCTGGCGCAGCGTGGCCGCCACCATGCCGGCGACCGCCGAGGCGACGTCGGCCGGCAGCGGATCCAGGCCGTAGCTGTAGGTCACCGTGTACGGGCCCGGATCCGAGGACCAGCGCCACGGCTCGATCTCGAAGCTGTTGAGGATGGAGCGTTCGCCGAAGACGACGTGGCCGAACTCGGTGAACTGGTAGCCGGCGGCCGACAGCACCGCATCGCCGAGATTCAGGGAGGCGATCGCCGTGACGGGATAGCGCGGCGTCCACAGTTCGCCGTCGTGCGAACGCACGTCGACGGTCTCGGAGTCGGCGGCGATCGAGAAGCCCGGGAGGGCCGATTCGACGGCCGCCTCGGCCATCTCGATCAGTCGATCGACCCGATAGCCCTCCTCCGTCGTGAGCTCACGCCCGAGCAGGTCTTCGACGTCAGTGACTTCGACAGTCATCGGCCACCTCGGCGATCAGGGAGCGCATCTCGTCCGGCCGGCCGAAGGCTCGGTCGTACCGGTGGAACAGGGCGAGACCCTCACGGCTTCCGAAACCGCGGGTAATGCGGTGTTGCGGTGGGTGCCACAGGTGCCAGAGGTGGCCACCCGGTAGTCCCGGCACATCGGCGAGCGTGCGCAGCGCCATCCCCCACGAGTCATCCTCGTGACCCCAGCCTGTGAAGCGGCGGTCGAGCGGGACCTCGTCCCATACATCGCGTCGCAGCACGACGATGCCGCCGCCGGGATGCACCCGCGCTATCGGCTCGACGAGCTGGGTACGAACTTGGTCGAACGTGGCGCCGGCGAGGACAGCCGCGGTCGCTTCGGCTGTGAGCCGACGGATCGAGCGGTGCGGCACCACCCATCGGTATTCCTCGAGCAACTCCACCGCGGTCGCCACCTGATCGCACCACACGTCAGCGTCGGCAACGACCAGGAGATCGTCGTCGGTCTGATCGACTCCGGCTTGCACGGCGAGCGCCTTGCACCATTCGTCGGTCGCGCACTGTCCGATGACGACACGCCACTCGGGCTTGACGGTCCCGTATTGCGAAACAACCCAGCGCAGCGCCGCCTCCCGGTGGGAGCAACCGCCGCGCCAGGGGATTACGACTGTGACGCCCACCGCATGAACGGCGCCGGATCCAGCACCATGCCGGCGTCCGCCGGCGAGAGGTTCCAGAAGTACTGGCGGAAGACGTCATGGAGCGCCTCCTCGCCGAGTCGGTCGAGGATGTCGCCGTAGCCACGCCAGTGAGCGCCGACATCCTCGGGGAGATCGGTGGCGCGGTACGCAGCGGCGCCGTTGCGCGCCTTGCGGACGAACTGCTCGGCCGAGCGATACGGGAAGTGGCTGATCTGCAGGCCCTCGGTGACACGGCCGCCGCTCGGGAGGGTGACGCCGTGGTTACCCTGATGAATCACCGCGCCGGGCTCGTATCGGAAGGCCACCTTGGGGAGCGGCGCCGGCGCCGGTTGGCGCCACACGATCGTCTCGAAGGGCGAGTCGCCGGCGGGATCGACGGCGGACGGGAAGTACTGGAGCAGGTCCGCAGCCACGACGTCGGCCTGGCATGCCTCGAGTTCGAGCCCGAGGCGATCGCCTTGGAACACCCAGAGTTCGTCGGCGTCGACCGGGACGATCCACGTCGCGCCTTGATCGCCGGCGGCCGTCGCCAGCGCGCTCATCTTCTCGGACTGCAGGTAGGCCGGCTCGAGATCGTCGACGACGGTGAGGGGGAACTCGTCGGCCAGGTCGTGGAGTAGATCGCGGGTACCGTCGCTCGACAGGTTGTCGGCGATCACCATGCCGTCGATCGCCTCGTCGAAGAGATGGCGGATCATTCCCTCGACGACGTCGGCTTCGTCCTTGACCATGGAGACCGCCCAGACCGTCACGGGCAGACACCGAGCCAAGACGCAATGCGATCCTGGTGCGTCTCGCCCAGCATGACCTGCTCGCTCGGCGCGTAGTTGGTGAACCCAATCGCCTCGAGGCGCTCGCAGAGGTCTGTCTCGGCCGACTCCATGCCAGGGATCTTGCGAACGTCAAAGTCGATCATGACGTGGTCGATCTTCCAGACCTCACCGGAGTCGATGAGATTGTGCATGATCGCCGTCTCGGCGCCTTCACAGTTGAGCTTGACAATGACTGTGTCGGTGTCGGCGATGTGCTTCCGGAAGAACTCGGACGCCTCGACGAACCAACACGGCATGGCGATCGATCCGTCCACGTCGGTCTTGGCGTCGAACATGGAGGCCTCCATGTCGTCGTTCGATCCGAACAGCGGAAGAGTGGCAGTGCGGTCCCACAGCCCGTAGGCCTTGATCGTCAGCCTCGGATCGACGAACGATGCGACGAGGTAGTCGTACTCGGTTGACGCCGGCTCGAAGGCATAGATACGGTCGAACGCCCACTCGGGAGCCAACACCTCTCGCAGCGTCTGCCCTTCATGTGCGCCGACATCGAGGAACACCCTCATCAGTAGCCGATCCCGACTCGTTCGTTGCCGATGTGCTCGACCCACTCGCCGCTGTCACGTGCGCCCCAGAACCCGAAGCGAACATCGGTGTCCTCGGCGAGGCGCGCGCTGAATCTGCCTTCGCTTTCATTGCTGATCGGCCAGCCGAGATCGCAGAGCGACCGGCGATACAGCGACGATGCTCGAGCCATTGGTGATCGTCACAACAGCCCTTGTCGGCGTAGTCGGCCGGATACTGCTCGACGATGCCGCCGGCAGTCCGCTCCTCGTCGTTCCAAGGTTGCCGGCGCAGCGCCAGCTGCACGAGGTACGGATGTGTGCCGAGGATCGTCATCATCGGCTCGAGCGACACGGGGCGCTGGAACACGAAGTCGTCCTCGAGGTGAAACACGTAGGACTCCTGGCCGTGACCGACCTTCGCCCATGCGCTGTTGATCGCCCCGCCGAAGCCCTGCCGGCCGTGCGGATCCGAGATCACAGAGAAGCCGGGGAAGCGGTGACGGAGCCACGCCGCGTACTCGCCATCGCCGCTGTCGTCGTGGATCACTCGCCGGCGGATCGGCCCGTGCAGGTTCTCAGCCGCCGATGCCAGCGTTCGCTCGATGCAGTCGCGCCGGCCATCGGTCATGACCAGTAGCACGACCGAATCGAAGCTCATGACCATCAGGCGGACACCTCGTAGAGGTGCGGGAGGTTGGAGCGACGGATCTCGTGGTGCACACGTTCCTTTTCGGTACGCGACGGGCTTCGGTTCCGTGAGCCAGCGCGCATGTGCGCCCGGTAGACGGCCTCGGTGAACTCAGCTGCGGCGCCGGCGAGCCAGCATCGCTGCCACAGGTCCCAGTCCTCGTAGAACGGCCAATCCCGGAAGCCACCGACGTCGAAGAACATCGAGCGGCGAACAGCGGTCCCGATGACGAGCCTGTTGCCGTTGGCGAGGTCGTCGGTGCCATCAGGGATCTTGGGATCCCACTCGCGGTACTCGTCGACGTAGCGCACGAGCGGCGCCCGCAGATCAGCCGTCGAGCGGTCCATTGCATCGAAGTAACCGACCTCGAGCTCGTCGTCGGCGTCGAGGAACACCAGCCACTCCGTCTTGGCCTGGTAGGCGGCGGCGTTGCGCGCCTGGTGCAGCGAAGCTCCGTGCATGTACAGCATTGGCACGACCAGGCGCGCCACCGATGCGACGGCGCGCTTGACACCTAGTTCAATCCATGACGGCTCACCGAAGGTAGCGACGATGACCGTCACGTCCATAGGTGCCTCCGCTCCCGGAAGATCCGCCGGCCGATGACCATGCGCTCGGGTTCGGCCTCGTAGAGCTCATCGCTCGGCGCCTTGCCCCAGTGTGGGTGAAGGTGCTCGACGATCGAGTCGCCGGCGTGGTCCCACACCCCGCGGTGCTTGGCGGTGCCAACGAGCTCGTCGTCGACGAACTCGTGCGGGTAGCCCTCGTGCAGCACGGAGCCGGGCTCGTCGATGGTGCCGAAATCATCGGCATACCGGCGGGTGACCAGCGTGTGCGTCGAGTGCTCGCCGGCGATGACGCGCCGGTTGCCGAGGTCATTCGTGCCGACCACCTGCACAGCGCCGGCCACTCGCGCGGCTGCCCGCTCGAACCAGTCGGCATGGAAGTGCAGATCGTCAGCGGCGAGGAACAGGAGCGGCTCGGTCGTGGCTCGGTAGCCGGCGTTGATCTTGCGGGCGTAGTCGCCCGATCTGGGCTCCTTGTTGAGCACGAGCAGATCCGCTCCTGTGGCTCGTATGGCGTCCTGCTCGGCATCGTCCGAAGGCGATGCGATGAACAGGACCCGATGAGGCAGCGTCGTTGCGGCCTCGATCGACTCCAGCAAGGGGGCGACCCGATGCGGTCGTCTCAACACGGGGATGAGTACGACGACCGAGTCGCCCCCCACGCAGGATCAGGACCCGGCGTCGTTGCGGAGCTGGATGATGGCGTCCTTGTCGTTGAGAAGGAAGCCGTACTCGGCCTCCGCCAGGACAGCGACGAGGTTGTTCTCCCACAGCGAGGTGAGAGCGCCATCGATGGTCACCGTGGCCTCGGTCGACACCCGGTAGCTGATGCCACCGACCGCGCCCCAGGCCGCCTGCGACCAGTCGCCGCCGTAGCCGAGGATCGTCCCCGACACGTTGGCAACGCCTTCGCCCATGAACGACGGACGGTTGAGCAGACGCCCGGGCCGGGCGAGCCCGACAGCCGTGGCGTCAGTGGGCAGGTCGATGTACAGCGGCCGGCCCGTGGTGTCCACGGCGCCGAGCAGCCGGGGCTCCACCAGGTCGTC